CCTCCCGCTCGCCGCGTGGCAGGGGAGCATGGCCTTAATGTCCATGCTCCCAACTGTTTCCAGCCTATGACCGATGCTCGCCCGTCAAGGCCAAGCCCTTCGGTCGCGCGTCGCGCGGCCTTGACCCGCTCCGCTCGGTCCAGCCAGCCAGAAATGACCCACTAAAAACCCGGATGAGCCTGATAGGTAAGGACGCTTGTCCCCCCACGCAATATCGATAGTTTGCGCAGCCAGTGGGACAGGCCTCCTGTTCTGTCAAAGTCTTTTCGGCAGCCTGCTAGAGAGACAGCAGTTCCGTTTGCGTTTCCCCAGTGACTCGGGCGCTATCGTCCCCAACAAACACGTTGACCTCCGAGCGGACGCCGAATTCCGGCAGGTAGACGCCCGGTTCAATAGAAAAGCACGTCCATGGAATCACGCGCCTCTCATCGTGCGTTTCCAGGTTGTCCATGTTTGCGCCCGAGCCGTGCACCTCTGCGCCAATCGAGTGGCCGGTGCGGTGGATGAAATACTCGCCGAAACCGCGCTCCTCGATATAGCGCCGCGCGGCATCGTCCACCTCGAACCCGCGCAGGTCCCGGCCCTCCACGACGGCACGCTGAACGCATGCGATTGCCTTGTCCCGGGCGTCGCGCACTACCGCAAAGACCTTGCGCATTTGCTCCGGCGCGCTCGGGCCGCAATAGCCCGTCCAAGTGATGTCGTAGTAAACGCCCTCCAGCGCATTCACCTTTGCCCACATATCGATCAAGAGTAGATCGCCCGGCCGGATCTCGCGGCTCGTGGACGCCGTGGGTTCGTAATGCGGATTCGACGCGTTTTGGTTGACGGCCACGATGGGGCCGTGATCCGTAACCAAGCCTGCTCTCGCAAACTCCGCGAGGAGGAACTGTTGCACTTCGAACTCACCAGGGCACTGGCCTGTGCGCAGCTTTTCGGAGACGAATTGGAACGCGTTGCGACGCGCCTCGTCCACCTTGCGCCCGGCTTCAAGATGCAGTTCGAGATTGGTGGCGTTCCAGCGAGCCTCGAAGTATTGGATCAGGTTCGCCGAACTGACCACCTCGACTCCGGTGGCGCGCACGAGTTCCACCGTGCCTGCGTCCACCATCGAAACATAGGGAATCGCGCATTGTGGAGAATACTGCATGGCAATGCGGCGGCGTCCCTGTAGCAGCCGGTGGACTCCGTCAACCTGTTCCTGCCAACTGGCGTATTTCGCGATTTCACCCGCCAACCCGTCCAATACGAAGGATTCGATTCGATGCACCAGACCGCGCGACTCGCCGTGCGCCGGAATCAGGTAATACCAGCGCCGCGTCGCAACGCGTTCGGGTGGCAGGCCGAGCACGCGATAGGCCAGCGGGTCGCGCCGGTGATGGTCGAAGAACAGCCAGCCGTCCAGTTGCTCCTGCGCCAGAAATTGCTGGATCGCTTCCAGTTTCATGCCCCCTCCGGTTTTTCTTGCGTTTCGAAAAACGGCGCCCATTTCTCACGGGGCGGCGCGGGTGTTAGCAGGCTTACCACGACCAGACTGAGCACGGAAACGCCGAGCGCGGGAAAGATCGCGTCAAGACCAAACGGAGACCCCGCAACGTTCCAGGCAATGGTCGCCACCGTGCCGAGCGCAATCGAGGCGATAGCGCCCTGCGCCGTCGCCCGTTTCCAAAAAAACACGGCCATAACCGCCGGCGTCACCGCCGCCCCGTACACCGTATAGGCGTAAAGCGAGGCCCGCAGAATCGAGTCTAAGTAGGTGGCCTGCAGCAGCGCATAGATCCCCAGCAGCACCACGACAATACGCGAAACGATCAGCGTGCGCTTCTCCGGCGCCTTGCGATCGATAAAGCGCTGGTAAATGTCGTGAATGATATTCGTCGCCGGCGAGAACAGGTAATTGTTCGCCGTCGAGATCACCTTCGCAAAAACGCCGCCAAGCAGCAGCGCTCCCGCCCATGTCGGCAGTTCCAACCGCGCTACCGTCGCGATGATCTCGCGCGGCATGTGCCCCGCGGCGCGCAGGCGGGCTTCCGGATAGAACTTCGCTCCGCCAACCACGGCAATCGCAACGATTAGCGTTTCCAGAACTACCGTCCCAATAATCCATCCCGCAACCGCCAGTTTCGCGTCTCGCTCGCTTCGCGCGGAAAAAAATTTCTGGTACATCCCCTGGTTGCCGATCAGCAGCAGCATGGTTGGCACCATGAAGCCGAGCGCCTGCCGCACGCTGATATCGCCGAAAACTTGAAAGTGACTGGCAGGCAGCGCGCGCTGGACTTCCTGCCAGCCGCCCACGCCGTGAAGCACCATGGGAAAGGCCATGATAATGATCGCCGTCACCGTCACGCCGATCACGAGATCGAGGTACGCCACCGAGGCCATGCCCGCCCCCGCCGTGAAGGCCACCACCAGCGCAGCGATCGCGTACATGCCGGTTTCGCGGGCCAGTCCCGGAAAGATCAGGTGCAGGATATCCCCGCCCGCTTTGATCTGGTAACTCGTGATGACGGTGTACGCAATCACGATGGCGACGGTTGCCAGCACTCGCGCGGTTGCGTTGTACCGGGTTTCCAGCAGGTCCGGAACCGTGAACTGCGCGAAGCGCCGCGCGCGGCCCGCGATTCGCCAGATGACGATCAGACCGAGCCAACCGCCCGCCGGTTGCCAGAGCGCTGCGAATCCATTTTGATATGCGTTTTCACCGCCCGCGAAGAGGCTTCCCGCGCCAATCCAGGAAGACAGGAGCGTGAACACCAAAACCGCCCACGGCAGCTTGCGCCCAGCCACCAGGAAATCGCCCTCGTTTCGGACCCCGAGCGCCTTCCCAATCGTCACCGCTGAAAGAACGACGACTACAGCCGCAATAACAATCGCGTAGATCACAGCGTGTTCACCCGCCCCCCGAATTCAGTATTTCTTCCAGGCAAGCTCCGTGCGCAAGCTAGCCACTCCCGCCGTGCCCCTCGGGTCCGCGACTCGAAAGCTAAGAACGTCGTCGAGCCAGTCTTGGCTGGCGCCGTCCCAATATTGCGTCGCAGCCGTAAGCGTATATTCCTGTTGCGCGAGCAGGCAGTCGAAACGGAACTCGATTTCGAGCCTGTCGCCCGCCTCGAAGTCGCCCAATTCGCGCTGCTCGCCACGCGTGTTCGTGCCGAACACGTCCATGCCCAATCGGTTCCTGATCAGAATGCCGACCATCGGCCCGGAAACCGCGTGGTGGAAACGCGCCCGCACTCTTACCCTGATTGGCTCGCCGCTCAGCACCGTGCCACACGGCTCGCTGTCGCTGCTCAGCAGTTCCACGGAGACGATCTCGCTCGCTCCGTCGCCATGGCGGAAGCTGCTCTGCAATGTGCCGGAGCCGCGCTGAACCCCTTTGTGCTTCTGCTGTTCCGAGACGAACCCGATATAGCGATTCACGACATCGTTTGGACTGCCTTCCGCAGCAATGCGGCCGTCTAACATCAGAATGGCCCGGTTAGCTAGCCGCTTGATTAACCCCAGATCGTGGGAAACGAATAAAATCGTGATCCCGCGCTCGCGCAGTTCCTCGAATTTCTGAATGCAGCGATTCGCAAAGATCGCGTCGCCCACGGCCAGCGCCTCGTCGACGATTAGAATCTCCGGCTCGACGTGAATAGCCGTCGAGAACGCCAGCCGCACATACATTCCGCTCGAATACTCTTTCACGGGACGATCGATGAAATCGCCGATCTCGGCGAACTGGGCGATGCTCGGGAATACCCGCTCGATCTCCCGGCGCGCCAGACCCAGGATTTCTCCGTTTATGAGGACGTTCTCGCGCCCGCTGAATTCGGGATTGAAACCGGCCCCCAGCTCGAGCAACGCGGCGACCCGGCCTTGCGTCACGACACGCCCGGCCGTCGGTTGGAGAATGCCGCTTACGATCTGAAGAAGCGTGCTCTTGCCCGATCCGTTCGGCCCGACGATTCCCAAAATCTCACCCTTCTCTATTGCGGCGCTCACGTCCCGTAGTGCCCAAAATTCGGAATGCGGCCGCTTCGGACCGAAAGGGAGCAGATTGAGAATGCGGTCGGAGGGGCGGCGATAGAGGTGAAAAACCTTCGCGACGTTCTGGATCAGGACTTCTGTCAAACCTCTTGAAATATACCAGATGCGGCACAAATCGGGGAGTTGCAATCAGTTGCAATTAGGTTCAAGTTTATGGAGGAGCAGAACCGCGCCGCATCGCGCGGCACTAACCCTGAAAACGGCTGCGGCGGCTGGGAAGGGATAGTTCCAGTGGATAACCGATGAGGCAGAATTGATCGAGCGCAAACAATACCACCGACTCCAGATGATGCCCGATAGCCATCTGGACCTCTTTTCCCCACGGTGTTGTCGGATAGCTGATTCCCGTCAAATGTGCGCTCTGGCCAGCGGGGAATCCAAGGCTTGCCGGAAAATCGATAGACTGCTCGCACTGGTCGAGATTCCGGGCGTAAGTGAAACCGAAGTTTTCCGTCTTAAGACAGGCCAGATTTGCCGGACTCCACTCCGGCGCCGGATAATTGACCGCGCGGTTGAGCTCCGTTTGGTTTACATCCACGGGATACAGAACTTCGAAGCGGCAGCCGGGAACGAGGTTCTGCACATAGCCAATGATCTGGTTGGTAAAGTTTCCAACTAAGGTCGGCAAAAATGCCGCTTCATCGGCGTAGTCCGCCAGCGAAACCGTGTTGTTGGCAATCGTTCCGATCTCGCGGCCATAGGCCGCCAGGAATGCCGACTTAGTGTAGTCGTCGTAATATGGCATGCCAGAAAAAGTTCGTCCCGCACCGTCGTTTGGGAAATACCACCATTGCACTTCTCCGAATTGAAGGTAAGGTTGGCCTCCGGCATTCTGTATTAGCTGTGCCAGTTCGGCATACGCTTCTTGCCAGAACGCAGCGCTCACCGGCGAGAAATTGGTTTGTACTGATGGCGTCGGCAGCAGCACGGGATCGCCGGCCGGGCAACGTTGCACGATGCCCGCTTCCAAAGACGAATCTCCGAACTGCAACTCCATGCTAAATGCCGCGGTCCCATTCAGGCCTTGCGCCTGAAGCTCGCTGAAGAAGGCTTGCGTCCAATCTCGCGCCGCGCGGTTCAGTCTCGGAGTGGATTGTAGATCCGTCAGCCATTGGCCGTCTGTGCCGCCGGTAAGCGAGTTCCCGCTTGCCTGCGCTGAAAATGAGCTGCATGTAGTCGTCGCGGCAATTGTTACGTTGTTTCCGGCTGAGCCAAGAGTTCTCGAGTAGATCGTCAGCTGGCTGCCCTGCGATGCAGCCATCACGGACATAAATCCGTTATTCAATAGCAATTCGAACGCTTTTGCTACCGTTTCGGCCGTGTCGCCAAGCAGATGTACATGCGTGAGCACGGTATTTGCTGACGAGTTCCCAGCCGTTCCGATGGTAAGTTGCGTTGCCTGGCCTGCGCCAAACACGGGCGTACCACTAAAAGTTACGGTTTCCGACGCATACTGATTTCCGGATTGAACTATTTGGTAGAACCACAGCGCGCCCGCATAGTGGTTCACGCGGCCATGAAAGCCGAGAGAGCCGATCATCCAAGCGGTTCTCTCCGGAGCGAGGCAAAGCGAATGCTCGGTGTCCCAATCGGTTGCCAGGCTCAATGTGCTACCCCGCGGTTGCCGTAGGATATTCGTCGGTTGTGCAATTTCGAGAAAATCGAAATACAGCAGCCCGCCAAACGAATTTACCGTGACCGTATGAGTCCCGGCGCTGAAATTTCCCAGAAGGACTCGCATCAGAACGTCCTCTCCCGGAATATTCAGGTTCTCGCCAATCGATGCTACGCCGTTGATCGTGATGTTCTGTCCGCCAACCGGAACACCATCGACGGTGATCGAGATTGTTGCTCCTCCATCGATGCCCCGCGTCCCGAGATAGAGAGAATGGCTGCTCCCGGTCAAGTACGTGCAAGTTAGACCGTCACCGCTCGAACTCGCCCAATGAATCGATCCCCCCGAGTAATTTCCCGCCTCGCTTGTCCAGTTCCCGGAGTAGTTAATCAGTGAAAGGTTGTCGTCCTCGATCCGAAAGCTGCCCGGTCCGGCCACGGAATAGACGTTTTTCTTTCCTGTCACCGTCCAATTCGTTATGCTCACCTCGAACTCGCAGCCTTGGAACTCGCCAGCCTGTAGGTCGGCCGCCCACGTCCAGCGCATTTTTCGCACTGAGTTCATCGGCACTGCCACGCCATTCTCGTCTGTCAGTTGATTGAATGGCAGCGTGATCTGCCATTGCGTTGGAGATATACCCCCGCTGAATTGCGCGAACCACGGTGCCCAGGACTCCGTTGTTGCACCCGCGACAAACCCGTAAACACCTACACGATTCCAGTTAGCACCCAGGCTTGCGGAAACGATCGGGACCTGTGGCACCACCCCCGTGCTGGAATTCGATGTGGATTGCGAGGACACCAGGAAATTCGACGGCAACTTCGCCGTCAGCGTAATCTGTGCGCCCGATGCGGCAGCCGATACCGTGCTGGATCCGACCTGTCCATCGTTGATGACGCTCGCTAGTGCCGAAATCGCGCTTTCGATTGTGTCACTGGAACTAACCTGGTAATTGTATTGCTCGTTTAACCATGTAAGTCCGATGGCATCGCCGGCGGTTGGCATGCCACTGAGTTGGAGGGTAGCCGACGCCTGTACGTACCCGCCCGTGATCGCCGTCGCATACTGCAGCAAAGGCACAAAAAAAGGCTCCAACGCCCCGTCTGGCCACACCCGCAAGTAGGGCCACTCGACGCTGGGGTAAAGATTCGAATCGATTGGAACACAGTTCGTTCTAGTCTCTTGGTAGGAAAGGACAAGCCCGCTCAGATCGCCGTCCGGCAAATATCGAAACGCCGGATGCTCGAATACGTTGTCCCGATTCCATTCGATAACGGCCCAATCGAATTGCTGCCGCCAGTTTCCAGAGACTGTAAATCCGTTCGCACTTGCCTCGCTGAGCGCCGCAATGCTCGATGGCTCCAGAAAATAACACTGCAAATCGCGGTCTGGCGTAAGTTTTGTGAAGATTTCAGCCATTGGGCAACCTCATAGCCGGATCGTCACGGTCAGGTCCTGGCCCGGAGTCCCCTGCGGATCGTTTGACACCGACGTGATATCCATCTCCAGTGCGGACTCCGCCGTCAGCGGGGGCAATCCGAAGCCGGTGACAACGTTCGAGTAGTTGCTACCTGCTGGCACAGTCAGATTGCAGTAGATCGAATTGCCTTGCCGCAGATGAAGAGTGACTGGCGCTTCGGTCGGTGCTTTCACGACGTAAGCGAAAATGTCCCGCACCGCGTGCGAGTCTTCGACGATCAGCGCCGGTGCCACGTTTGTTTCCACGGCGAGGTAGCCCGAGACCTCGATCGAGTATTGCCCCCCGGACAGCGTCCGCAGTCCGCCGTTCGCCATGCCCGTGTAGCAGTTTGCCGTTGTCGGACTGTTCCCCAGTGCGTTTGTCATAAACAATCCGGCGCTCGCGATTCTTACGTCCGGCAACGCGAGCGAGTAGCTGAAATTTCCGCTGCTGGGGCTCCCAAAGAAATCGCGGCTGAATGGCACGATAAAGATCTTACTGCTCAATTGATAAATTGGCGTCTGCGTTGTGTGTGCCGCGGCCGTGCTGCCCTGCGTTCCGCGCTCCACCTGATATTGCGTTCCCCCGTTAAGCACCGTGTCAACGGTCAAAATTTCTTCTTCGATCTGAATCAGGCTCCCAGGTTTTGCGTTCTCAGCTTGAGATAGCGAAACCACGGTGTCCGTGGCCCCGGCGTTCTGACTTAGCGATATCGTAGACGGACTGGCCAGCTCGTTCCAGTAGTTCACAATCAGCGTTCCCGACGAGATGGTCGTCGTATTCGTCAAAGTACTGAACGCAATCGCCGCTAGTTCCACGTTGCCGCGGCTCGCCGCTATCCCGAACACTGGGGCGGGAGGAATATCCGAATCGAGCGCTCCTCCCCCACCAGTGATGCGCCATCTTGTTAGCGGCGATTCCTCCACTCCGCATTCGTCGTCGTAGACATTTGCCGAGAGCCCCGAAATATCGACAGTCTCCCCGACGCGCGTCGGCGCCTGAATCGATACCGGACTATTCGCCGACCTTGCGCCGAACTGCCAGCCGTTCTCTGCGATTACAAAGTAGCTGGTCGCGTCTGGAACGACGTTCCAATTCGGCGACACCATGATCGTAGTCGCTGTGTTCGATACGATGGAACGCTCCTGTCCCGCTCCCGTCCCTCGCGTGATCCACACCGTCATATTCTGGTACAGATTTGGAGTCATGCCGAGGCCGGCGTTTCCGATCTCTCCGCTCGCATAAACTGTCGCGGCGGTCTCGGGCAACAGCTCGATCCTCCAATAGAAGTTCGCGTGATCGTAGTTCGCGTCCGGCGGAGGAGTTTCTACTGTGGCTAGCCCGTTGTCCGTAAATGAGACTGCCACCGTTTGGCTGGATGCGATCCGAAGCAGAGTTGTCGGAGTGGCACCGCGGTCAACGTTGAAGCCTGTCGTATTGCTGCTGAAACTCAGCCCGTTAAGGGTCACAGTGTTCGTGTTTGTCCCTGCTGGGATCGTCGCCCGTAGCACAAACGACAGCGGGCTCTCCTCTCCGAGGCTGTCCAGAGCGCTTACGGCATAGTAGAGTGATTGATTGCCGCCAAGCGTGCCGCCTGCGGTCCCGATTTCCACCGCCATGCTCACAATCGGGATGCTGGCTGCGCCCATCAGGGGCATCGGCGGCGGCACGAACGATACCGTCAGAATCGTATTCGAACTGCCGTCCGACACGACGATGTCCGTTTCCGTTATGCCGAATTGCTGGTATCCGTTCGCATCGATTGTCACGCCGGTTAACGGTCGCGGCGTTCCGATGTTCGAGGCCTGCTGCCGTCCCACGCTGGAGTTCCCAATCGACTGTGCGTTCTGGTCGCTGTACCAGCTGTCGTTGTGGATCTGTGCGGTTATCGTCACCGTCCGGTAATTCGTGCCGGGTGCTACCTTCACTACCCGGAACAACTGCCGTACGAAGCCTTCCTTTAAATACGTCAGCGTGATCAGATCGCCCGTTTGAATTCCAACGCCTTTGACGCTTGTGTCGAACGTAACATACGTGTTCCCCGTAGTGGCTTTGTCTAATTGAAAGCGCGCGATCCGCGCGGCTTGATCGAAATTGGGAATTCCCAGCGCTCGCAAAGCGACGCTCACTACCTGTCCCGCCGCGAGTGCATCGTCTACGTCCGTCAGAGACAGGCTGTCCTGTTGATATTCGTTGAAAGCGTCTTGGAACTCGATTGTGATCCGGTTGGGTGTTTCCGCGGTGCTCTTACAAGACAAGCTGATAGATGGCTCGCCGTTGGCTTTTCGAAGGATCGCCGACGGGCCTGCGGAACCATCGCCGAATTCGTATTTCGGCCAGCCTCCATTCAAGGGCGATTGGCTATTGCTACTGGCCGCCTGCGTTGGCTGCTGCAAGGCGATTGTGTTTTCCACACCGATCTGCAGCAGGCCCGTAATGCTATAGGTGAGAAACAGACGCGATCCATTGCGTACGCCCCGGATTACATCGGCGGCGCTGCGGACATTCTGAAGCACCAGGTTGCATTGGAACCGCGGAATCGAGATCGGGTTGCCGTTTAGATCGACCGCGGGAATCGGTTCCGCGCAGTACTCGGCCGCATTCGCGAAACTCGCAAGATCCAAGTCCGCAAGTTCCCACCCGCAGTGCCTCAGCAGATCCAAAATCACCCAGGCCGGATTGTTAGTAAAACCGTACGCGGCAAGCGCGCCTTGCGCCGTGTATTGCTCCAGGTGCAGACCTTGTAACAGCACCTGAATGTTCGGCAGCGAACTTCCGTCGTTGATCCGGTTCGGCACCACCACTGACAGGTACGCCATGCTCCCATACGGATCGCCAAGCGGATTACCCGCCGCGTCGGTGTAGTCCAGGTCGAATGCGCCTGACCGCGTGCCTAGCGTAATTACATTGAACCAGCCCGTGCCAGTCATGTCCTTGCCGGCCTGCCCCAGTGGAATCACAATGTCGTTCACAAAGACGCAGAGCACCTGGTCGAGCTCACCCCTCCCTAAGAGCACTTCCATCCGTGTTAGGTTGCCATCGTTCTTGGAAACTACGATGGGCGGCGCGAACCATGCCGTGCCATACACTATCGGCACGCTGTCGTTGTATCGGGCTTCGTTATCCAGCGCTTGCGAAAGATGCCAGCCTTTCTCGCCGTAACTGCGCACCAGCGTGGTTGGAGGCACGAACTCGATCCCTCCGAATCGCGCCGTCGCGTTGCCGTGCGTGTCTGTTGCGAACATTCCGCGCGCCTGGCAGTCCGCCCGGTTTCCGCTGCATGTCGTGTAAGGCTGACCCGCGTTCAGATTTCCGCAGCCGCCACTAATACCCGCGGAATACCCGCAGCGGTAGAACGGAGAATACCTGCCCGGCGTTCCACCTGAAACCGCTTCGGTGCGCTGCGCCACGGTTGCCGGAAAGTCCCACGGGCAGCGTCGCTGAATTCTCACTTCCGGAATTTGCACCCGTTGGAGGTTAAGACTGTTATTCACCGTCAGCCGCAACGTCGATTCGGTGATTTGATCCGGCGCGTCTGCAAGTCCAACCAGCAGCACTGCGATATCCGATGCTGGCACCCCCTGAATGAAATCGAAAAAGAGGAACCGGACCGTGACAGTGCTGCCCTTCCAGCCCGTATTCTGTTCTATCTCCGAGCAGTAGGAATCCGCATTCGCGAGGGTCACGGAAATCTGCGCGATCGCATCCACCCCCTGGCCCGAACCAGATTGCATCTGGTAGATGTTTTGCTTCAATACCCGCGCGGCGTACTGATACCCACCCACGTTGACACTGTGCGTACTCCATCGCTCCACCCTGCCCGTGCTGAGTTCGCAGTCGAATAACAGCAGTGGCGTTTCCGTGACGTTTTGTTCTTTGATAATGTTGATTGTCGCCATACGCCTTTAGCCCAATGCCGCCCGGATCTTCAATGTGCAAGCGCTTTGATTCACGCCATACGCGGTGACTACCAGCGAATCGTTCAGAAAGTATGCGTTCACATAGACGCCGCTTTGCGCCGCCGTCGGCTTGTACTTCGAAGCGCCGGCTTGCGCGTCAACCTGAAAGCCGAATAGATCGATAGTGCTTCCCGCCGAAAGCGTCACTCCAAAGGTCGCCTGCGTCGCGGATCCGCCCGGCGTTACCGGGAACGTAAACCGCTGCCACGCCGCTCCAATCATAAAGGGCATCGAAAAACTCTGCCCGCCCGCGTTCGCAAACAGAGTCACCTGTCCACCGCCATCGCTTCGGGCGTAAACACTCGCTGCGTATTGGAGGCTGGCAGGCACGGCGAGCGCCTGCGAGATGCTTTGGATCGCCTGGCTCCCGTTGCACACTGCCTGCGCTGTGCTTCCATTCAATGGTCCAGGAACAGTCGCGGGGAAGCTCAGGTACGGGCCCCTCGTCCATACCGCTGCGCTTAGATCCTCGCTCCATTGCACTAGGTTGTCGAATGGATCTAGGAACGTGAACGGCATCAACTGGCCCGCCACTTGCTCAAAAAGGCTTTGCATCGCTCCGATCTCTTCATCGCTCAGCCCCGTCAATGCAAGCTCCCACACAAGCGCCCCAGCGGCCGGGTCCGCCAATTTAATCACACTTCCGTCCGCGCTCTCGTTCCAAATCGTCCGTTGGATTGTCCGCCTTTTCAGCGGAAACTGCGCCATCGCTCCACTCGCAAATTGTGGAAAGTATGCCATTCAGTTCACGTTCTCCCGCACTACGACCGACACCCGGCCCCGCGCTTCGCTTGCTAACATGGCGTCAAGTTCGTCCGCGTCGAAGCTGCAGTTCGGGTGTACACTGCCGTCCCAGGGATCCACAAATGAGAACGTGCCGGATCTCCCTTGCGCGCTCTCGAATAACTCCATCACCTGCGCTAGCTCCGTATCGTCGAGCAGTTCCAGACGGATCACCCATCGCCGCATCGCTTGCTGGTAGTTCCGGAATCGTTGATCCGTTCCGTCTAGAAAGTGAAACACCTGGGTCGCGTACGTCGTGACCTTGCTGGCTGGATACTGCGCAACTGCTCCCGTTTTTAATGCTGGAAATGCGCTCATGGGATGATCTACAGATCGCTCACAAGGTCGTTCAAATCATTGGAATTCAACATCGCTTGCCGTACCGCCTGCGCTATTTCATCGCTGTGGTCCAGAAACGATTGGCTGTCGATAGCCTGTACTTGTATAGTTAACGGTTGTCCGGCGCCATTACTCTGGCTTGCTCCGGAACTTGTGCCCGAAGCCGCGCCCCCGTAAGATGTTGCGAAGTTGATAGAGGGGGGGGCTATATAAGTTGTCAATGGCGTTGATTCCGAAGAGCCGTCGCCTCCGAACAACCCCAGTAACCCAGCAATAAGCGGTGACAGCGCACTTCCGATTCCCAATATTCCGGATGCGGTTTGTGCGGCAGCCCCATTACTCGATCCGCCCGAAGCCGTACTGGTGTTCTGCGCCAACACCTGCATATTCTGCGTGAACGCATCGGATTGTGTCTGCGTCGCCGTGCTGAGCTGGCTAAGTTGGGTTGCCAACTGTGTGCCAGCGTCTCCCGAACTGCCGTTCGCAAGCTGATTCACTAGGTCTGCTAACGCTAGTGTTATGCTGCCGCTGGAGTCTGCGTTGCTCCCGCTGAGATATACGGTATTGTTCGATCTACTGCGTGCCATTACTTGCCTCCGATCGAGCCTCTCGCTCCAGAATCAACATGGCTTCTGCGTCGCGCGCCGGAATCCGCCGCCCATCCGGGCGTCCAAACCGCTTCATTACTTCGAACTGCTCAAGCCACGCGATGCTCTGTCCGGTTATCAGCGACTTCGGACACTCCATAGTTGAAACTGTCTTTCGTGCCCACACCGCTCGTCCAGCCGCCATTTGCTGCATTGGCAGTCGACCGCATCTTCGCTTGCTATCCAGGCCGCTCTTTCTGCACTCGTCGCACTTCCACGCGGCCGGGTTGGAAAACTGAAAATGAAAGGCGACAATTAGTTTTTTCGTTCTTCTTCGCTCAAACCGCATTCGGCTTTTATCGCCGAGAGCGCTTCTTTGCACAGATCTTCCGGCCCCGCCGCGATGAGCAGATCCGGCGTGGCTTCGACTCCGTTCAGGTGCAAGCCTTCAACCTTTAACAACCCCCATTCTAAATACACGCGGTTGACTTGGCTGCTCAGTAGAGCCGCTTCCAGTGCCTCCCGCGGATCGGAGCCTGCCTCCAGAACTTCCACTTTTGCGGCCAGTTCCCAGATGCGCTGTGTCAACTCGATCCTCCGCCCGAGCGACATGCGTGCTATCGTCAACCGAACGTCAGGCGCCACTTTCGAATGCATTACCACTTCACTCTGGTAGTCCATATCCGTTATCCGAACGCGATATACATCTCGTCGTTACCCGTTCCCTGCGCTTGGCATTTTTGGAATTTCCACGCCAGGCGGTTGCCGCTGTCGTCGAAGTCGGGGACCTCCGGAATTACGCTCTTCAGATAAACACCGAACAATTCTCCCGCCTGCTGCCCCAGTTGGAACATTATGCTGATCGGCGTCCGCTGCCGCGCCGCCTGATAGAGCAACTGTGTCGCCGCATCGTCTTTTTCGAGCAACTCAAAATCCGCTGTCACGGTTCGTGGCCCCGCCGAAATGCACAGTGGCAGGTTCGTGCCGAATTCGTTCTCTCGCATTTCGATGCCATTGTCGAGCGTCAGCGTTGCGCTCGTAATAGTGTAAAATCTGTTCGGCGTTGTCCCCAACCACGCCTCGCCCAGGTTCCCCGGAATGATCGTGTAATCGAACGCTCCGACCGTTGGCTCTGCGGGGAACGCGCTGAGTCCGCCTTGCCCCGCCACAAAACTTGTGTTATCGATCACGTCCTGGGCGATTCCCGATAATTCAAATTCGTGGTAGTCGCCGTTGACCCGAATCTGCAATTTGTTAACCGCAGCACCGCAAAATACCCGCTGCACCGCATCGGCCGGATCCCAAAAGTCGAAAAGACTTACTGAAGTCAAATCCTGTGCCGGCTGGTACATCGCCGTGCCGCCGATTGCCGAACCTGCGCTCGGAATCGCCGTGAATGGTGCGTTAAGAGCCACCGTATCCGCATCTACGATAGCAGTGGCAAAACGCAACTCGCCGCCACACGTCACCGCTTGTCCAGCGCTTAACCCGTGTGGCGCCGCAAACTTCAGCAGCATCGCATTCGTATTCGCCGCTGCTATCCCACCCACGAAGAGCGCGGGTGCCCCCCCTAATGCCGCCTCGAACAAAGGCCCGTAACTCGGCTCCATATATTGGGATGCGTTTACGGTCATATAGGTCATCAAATCGAATGTCGTCTGTTTTCTAAGACACGCCGAAGTGCCTGGATAGGTGCGCGTCCCGGTCTTGTCCTGCCGCTTCGTCTTGACTGTCGTCTGTTTGGATGTGAGCTTAACCGTCGGAAACCGGTTGCTGCTTGCAACCGGAGGAACTTGTCCATAAGTCAGCTCTTGGGCGGCATATAGCCGGTTGTTATTTGAAGATATGTATCCGCATGCCATGTGAATATCCCCGCTGCTTTTCGAAATGTAGGGTTGTTGCAGTACGCCTGCCTTGCGCCGCTGGTGCGCGATTGTTAGGATAGGGCCGTTCGTATCTGAGTCGCCTTTCCATGCGATGCATCTCTATGAGGTTACTGAAAAAGGCTGTACACTTGCGAAGGAGAAAACACCTGTCAACCACGCGAAGTATTAACTCGGTGCCAAAGTGGGACAGGCCTCCTGGCCTGTCTAAGCCTTTTCCGCGACCTTTTAAATCGGCGTCCTCGCCGCACCAGCTACATAAATTGTTAGGTGCCTTTTAGCAGCTCATCTCCACGTCGAAAGCGACGTCCGCGGTCTGAAGAAAATTCTTGCCGCCGTGCGTAATAGCGCCGAACTGCACCGCGTATCCACCGGTGTAGAACATGCCGTTACCCCAGTCTCCACGCGACGAGCTCAACACCGCCGTTACCACCGACGTATAGAGCTGCATGTTTTGCGTGACATCTTCGAGCCGGTCGTGCGATACCCTCACTTCCACCGCCATGTGCGCTTGGCCCGAAAACGTCCTGAACTTCTCCGTCAACTTATTCGTAAGTCCCCTGCAGTACACGTACATTACGGGATACTTTACTCCCGTGCTTCGCTCCGCCGTCTCGAACGCGACGTTCTGCCCGAGCACCTGGCTTGCATTGATCGACGGAAGTTCAACTTCCTCCAATGCCGCGATTGCCCCGGTAGCGGATGGTAGTCCCGTTGGAGCCGTAAGTAGTTGCACCACCTTGTCTGCCGCCGCCCGCGCTGAAGCTCCCATCTATCAACCTCGCTGTAGAACCCTAGCTGTTCTCAAATAGCGCTGGGACATTTGCCCATTCCCCGGCGGTCGCCCCTGACGGATGCCGCTCGTTGGCGCTGTCCAGGACTGCGTGAGCTGTAGTCCCACATCGTTCTGCAAGCTCACATTTGTTGCCGAAAAACCCATGTATACATTCCATGCGCTCGCCGTTGCCGGCGGATTCATGGCGGTTACAATCAGTGAAGTCCCATTTTGCGCGCTCAGCGCGACTACTTCGCTCGGCGCGCCTTCCTCTCCGCGCCCGTTCAGCCATGACACCCGCACGAAGTATGTGCTCGCTGCCTGACTTCCCGGCGCCGTGCTCAATTGCGGCTTCGCCGCCCTCGGCAGGGGATCGTCGACGACTCCCACCCCTGTCTGAAACAGCATGTCTTCCGCCCAACGCGCCAAGTCTTTGTACTCTTGTGCCTTAACTTGGTATCTGTCGTTCAGTTCCTTGTGGTACGCGTCCCGGTAGACCTGAACTAACGACCAAAACGTGTGCCATTTATGCAGCGGTTGTGTTACGACGACCTCGTCTAAGAAGTTAGGCCGGCGCTTTTCCGGAAGAAAACCCTGTAGTTCGATCGCCAGTTCTTCTTGCGCCAACGCTAGCTTAATATTAAGGTCGATGCCCTCCGCCGCGGCCACATCCAACACTTCGGACTCGTAACCGAGTAAATCCGCAATCGTCGAGATATCGCCATCCGTAAACAGCGCCATCGCTTCAATCCCCTTTTGTTTGCCGCGGCCGCTAACTCTTCGTCTTCGTCTTTAGCGCTCGCAGTTCGGACTCTGACACCACTGTGAACTGTACCCGCTGTGCCGCCGACGCCTGATCCGCCACTTGCTTTGCTTCCGTCATCCGGTTCCGGAACTGCTCCGTTTCCTCTGGCGTCGCCAGCCTCGCATTTCCTTCCACTACCATCTTTGCCGCGATACCCCGCGGAACTTCCGACGCAATTCCCGGCCGTCCGCCGTCTGGAGTCTCCTGGCTGACAATGACCACGTGAGGCTCGCCAATTGACGCTTCCAGTTGCCGGATTTTTTGAAAGTAGACTTTGAGATTCATAGCGCTCCGAAAACTCCGGAGCCGCAGCCTACACTGCGGCTCCGGATCCCTTTCGTTACGTTCTTATCTGTGCCCGCGTATTTGTGAAACGCCGCATTCGATTCGCGAATCTTCGCTTGCGATGCGACGTGTCGCTTCCGGCAGCCTAGCTGTTTACCTGCACGCCGAAGGCATTTCGCAGCACTCCGCAGCCGTACAGCACGTCGACCGTGAATTGCTGCGCCAGTGTGTTCGGCTGATAGCTCATGATGATGCGCAAACCGAAGTTGCCCAGTTCGGCGTATTCCGCTACTGCACCCGTGCCCGGCAGCGGTTGCGGCAACCGGCGGATCACCAAACCCAGGGCGCTCTTGGCAAATGCCAGGTTGTGCGTCGTTACCGGCGAACTCCCCGTCTTCGGCACGAACTGCGAACGGAAAATAAAGAAGTCCTTCATTTTCCCGAACGTGCCGTCGATCAACGCCCGCAGGCCCGCATCGCCGGCCTTCTGGTATTCGCTGAAGCGGTCGATCTGCCGCAACTGCGAATAGGCGTTCGCATCCACGACCATGTAGCGCGGTTCGCTCTGCGGCAGTTTGGCCGAAAACAGCGCTGTCTCCGCCGCGTCCAGCGTTGCCTCCGTCATCGCGGTTCCCGCCGTGCCCACAGGAGTGTTGGCCGTAAAATTCGCATAGAGGTTCAGCAGATCGCTCTCGATGCGTTCGGCTAACGCGATCATTGCTGGTTGCATGTACAGCTTCAGTAGATCCGGAACCGCGAGCACCTTGGTTATGTCCGGACTCTGGAATGTCGCCTCGGCGTGCGTGTTTAATACGATTTGCGCGTTCCCCAAGCTCGGATTTTGGGGTTGCACCGTGCCGCCTTCAGCCAAATTGTTCGCCACTAGCGTCGGCGGAATCGGCACGTTCACCGTGTCGCCCGCATGCGCCAAAACAGGTTCGTAATCGCGATTGACCAGGTTCCCCATCACCAGGCTGCCCATCAGCGCCGGTAACGCATCCGCGGCCACCAGCTTGACAATCGCGCTCGCCACATTACTCGAAGTGATTGATGGCATTCTTCTCTCCTATCTCTGAGTTCTATTCGTGTACGTTGAGGCCGCATGTCGCATTTCCGGCGGCCCGTGCGTGCCCTATGCTCCGCGCAGTGCCTGCGATGCGACTCGCAGGATGTCCTGCCGCGCCCGCTCCGCTTCCTCCGCGCTCATACCCGGCCTGATTCTGTCCAGGTCTGTTACCCCGGCCGCCGATGACGCTTTCGCTCCGGGCACGACGCCCGAACCTCCCGCGATCCGCGCCGGCAAAAACTCCGGATTTTCGTTCAAAAAATGCGAAAGGTATTCTTTCAGGCCCACGTCCCCCTGTTCGCCTTTCGCCAGTAGCCGCCCGTCCTCGGTACGGTAGACGTCGTCCTTGATTGCCTTGAACGCTACGTCCACCTTCGCAACGCCCATCCGCTGCAGTTCCGCGCGGATCGTGGAATTCCGGTCCGCTTCTTCGGCCAGTTGGCGGCTGCGCTTGTTTTCCTCGACCAGTTCGTTTAGCCGCCGCTCCAGTTGTTCGCGCCGCTTTCGCTCTTCTACTAGCTCCGCTTTGTACGCCGGCTCCGCCTTCTGTTGCTCGTTTTTAGCGAACTCCTGGATCGCTTCCCGCACGATCGCTCGAACGTCCCGCTGTGGGTCGTTCGTCGCCTGCTCGTCGTCCATGATTTCTCCTCCCGTCAAGTTCTCTCTCGGACCTGTTACTCCACCGATGCGTCGATTTCGTTCGCAATCTGGTCCTTCAGTTCCTGCCTCGCGTCGCACAGGTATTTGTACACCAGCTTTTTGAAAACCTCTTTGCGTAGCGTGTTCGATTCGATCCCCAGCGCCAGTAAGTTCTTGGCGTCCGCGAGTTCGTTGCTGAAGTCTCCGATATCGAACTCGTCGAGCCCCGAAATGTCGATCGTGATATCGTCCTGCCGCGCCGCCACAATCGCCCGCAGCACCCGCTTCATCGTGTCCTTTACCGCGTCGCCGTAAGCGCGCAGCACTTCTTGCGTAATCGTAAAATCCCGCTGCTTCGCCAGACCCGATTGCGTCGGGTTCACGTCCCATGCTTGTGGCAATAAATAGGACACCCGGTAAATCTCGTCTTTGAGCCGCGTGAGATTTTCGACCGCGATCTGGTAGACCTTCCCCTCCGGCTCCGTCCACCCGAATCTGTCCTCGGGCCCCAGTTGGATGTAGTACGATTCCCCGACGATCTGCTTCCATTCGCGGTCCGAGTACACCACGGGCATCGCGAACAGGCCCATCGTCAGTGCCCAGCCCAGCGCGTTTGACTTATTGAAGAGTTCTAACTGTATCAGCGCGGCCTTGTTCATCAGCCAGAGGCCTTCGCTGACTTTCAGCGGAAACAATGGCACCCTGTGCTGCATCGCCAGCCCATGCCGCCCCTCATCTACTAGCTCCGCCCGTGGCCGCCCCCCCAAGCCCGACGATCCCCGGTAAATTTGAAACTTTTCCTTGTCGTAGTAAAGCCACCGCGTCTGCTTCTCCCAGCGCCCCGTTCCTTCCTCTTCGGCCAGGCGTTCTGTCCGCAACACCACCCACTCGTAGTTGCCCTGCTCGTCGTACCCCCAGTTGATCAGGTCCTCGGAACGATACTCCACCAGGTATGCACGGGATGCCCCCATCGCGTCTTCTTCGGCCCGGTTCGCCGCGTTTCCGGCTACGCGGGGAAAGTCCACCAGAATGTAACTGGCACCGCTTACTAACGACTCCATCAACTGCCGCCGGAAAAATTCGCTCAGTCGCGTCTGTTTGCGGTCGCAGTCTTCGGTGAACTCGCACAGGAACGCCTTCGCCGCTTCGTTTTCGCCGGTGAAGCTCAAAAACGGTTCTCGCCGGAACAGCGTCGCCCCATACCAGTCGATAATCGACCCAATATAGTTCTCGTAGAACACCCTGCTCAGCCGTTCGCTATAAACGTCCGCCGGCTCTTTCTGGCGTCGCGTCAGATATTCCGTCGCGTTCGCTTTCAGTTGCTCCCCGCCGGCGTACAGGTCCCGGTATACCCTCCACATCGCCTTCCTGGCCCTATACTCGGGATGCTCTAGATCGATCTCAAACATGTCTTCCTCTTCTGTCCGATGGGACTCCTCTGCGCCGGCGGCGATCGCCTTTCATGCAAGGCCACGCCGCGCCTCTGTGCTTCAAAATAGCCTTGTGTTCTGTTCTCCG